TAATAAAAATTATAATAAAAATAATTATATTTGTAATATATATAAAAACATTTATTATGACAAATTATGATGGTTTTAAAAGTCCTAAAATTGTAACGAGCAAAGTAGTTCGAGAGAAAATTACATTTAGAGGCAAAAAAATAACAAGAGATAGAGTAGTAAAAGAATGGAATATACCTAAAGTTATAAATAGTGATATTGGATTTCAAATGATGTTTGGATTTAGGTCTACAAAACACTTAAAACCAAAATCTAATGGGGGATTAACGGAAAGAACTGTAGAGTATTAATTAAAATTTAAAATTATGGGAAAAATGAAATGGATTTATGGAATGGTGCAAGATGGCACCTCGTATGCATTTCTAGATGCATATAAAAAAGCTAGAATTAATAATAGCATGGGATTTAAGTTTGATGATAAATATATAGATATTGTTCAAGCTAAAGCTATTGTTAATCAAATAAAGATAGCTGTAAAAGATTATGATAAACACATTGATGAAATGGCAGAAAGACATTTTGATATGTTACATGATATAGCAAGAGGAAAATGATTTATTTAGTAGATGGATCAGAACATGCAATGAACCCATCACATTATCAATCGGCAACAATTGATAGTGTGGTGGAGTATTGCAAAACTAAAGAGGTACTAGGCGTAGACACAGAAACAGAAGGATTTGATTTTACATGCAAGAAAATGATTATGTTTCAGATAGGTGATAAAGACAATCAGTATGTAATAGATACTAGACATGTTAGTATAGAGCCTCTTAGAAATATACTTGAAGATAAAGATATAATCAAAATCTTTCACAATGCTAAATTTGATTATAAATTTATTAAAAAGTGGGGAAATATAGAATGTGAAGGTATATATGATACATTTTTGACTGAACGTGTATTAAACTGCGGTAAAGATAATGTTAGATATGGTCTTAAAGATGTATGTAAAAAGTATTTAAATGTTGAGCTAAATAAAGAGGTAAGAAATCAATTTATAGGCTTGACTGGTCAACCATTTAGAGAGGACCAGATAGTTTATGGTGCTAAAGATGTAGAATACTTGTTAATGGTAAGAGCAAAACAATTACCACTAATAGATAAGTATAAGCTTAATAATGTAGTTGAATTAGAAAACAGAGCAGTTAGTGCATTTGCAGACATAGAATACAATGGTTTAGATTTAGATTCTGAGAAATGGAGAGAAATAGAGGCTGTTAACATGGATAAAGCTGATAAGCTAGAGTCTGATTTAGATGAAATGGTTAAAAATGATAGCAGAATAAAACATTTTGTGTCTAGGTATATACAGACAGATATGTTTACACCTGTAGAAGAAATTAGAGATGTAGATATAAAGTGGACATCTCCTAAGCAAGTGTTAGCAGTATTTAAATGTATTGTACCTAAGCTAGACAATGTTAATGGTAAACAAATGTATAAGTATAGGTTTAAGTATCCATTAATAGATAAGTATGTAAAGTATAAAGAAGCTATGAAACTATGTACATCTTATGGTGATGCATTCTTTAAGAACTTATCATCAGATAAAAGAATACATACCAATTTTCATCAAATACTAGATACTGGCCGTGTAAGTAGTAGTAAACCTAATATGCAGCAGATTCCTGCTGATAATATATATAGGAATTGCTTTACTGCACCCGATGGTTGGAGTTTTGTCAGTGCTGACTATTCTAGTCAAGAGTTAAATGTTATTGCATTTGGTTCTAAAGATCCTGTATGGATGGAGGCATTAAAGAATGGTGAAGACCTACACTCCACATGTGCTGAGTTAGTCTATGGTGAACAATGGTTAACTAGTGGTGAAGACAGTTGTGCTTATTTTAGAAATAAACAAAAGTGCAATTGTCCTTCTCACAAAAAACTTAGAACAAATGTTAAAACAATTAATTTTGGTCTTGCTTATGGCATGGGCCCTAATAAGCTTGCTGATACCCTTAATATTACTATTGATAATGCTAAAATTCTTATCGATAAGTATTTTGAGGCTTTTCCAGCTATTAAAGGGTTCTTAGATAAGCTAGGTAACTATGGTAAAAAGTTTGGTTATATTAAAACATTTCCTCCTTACAATAGGAAGAGATGGTTTAGTACATGGTATCCAAAGATTTGGAATAACAAATCATCTATGATAGAGCTTGGTAGTATTGAACGAGCATCTAAAAATACACCTATACAAGGAGCTAGTGCAGATATGACTAAGCTAGCACTTGTATTAATGAGAGATTATATTAAGATGACAGATATTCCTGTAAAATTAGTCATGACTGTACATGATCAAATAGACACTGTATGTAATAATGAATATTTGTCTATGTGGACAGAGAAAATGCAAGAATTAATGGAGTTAGCAGCAAATCAAATAGTAACTAATGGATTATTAAAAGCTGAAGTAACAGTTAGTAATTGTTGGGAAAAATAACTAGAGTATTAATTAATAAAATAAAATTATGGAAAATAACACACCTATAGTAAATTCACTGTTTGCAGGTAGTACTGCTAGTAATTTACCAAAAGAAACAGAAGCATCACAAATTGATATATTAAGAGAATCTAATCGTCAATTTAAACTAGAGATAATAGAATTAAAAGAAAAGTTAAATAAAATAATAGATATACTTAAATAACTATGAAAGAAGAAACTAGATATTTTATAGAAGAATGTCGACAAGAACAAGAATGGAAAGAAAGATGGAAAGCTAACCATATAGAATTTGATAATTATTTTAAGTATAGTGGAGAAGTAGAACCTTACTCTGAAGACTATCAAGCTTTTTTACAACAGTTGGATAATAATGCTAATTTTATTAGATATTATAAAAAAAGGCTTCAAGATAAGGATTTCTTTTTATTTCTAAACGAAGTTGAGAGTAAAATTGTAGATTATTTCTATAGACACCCTGATAAAACTATGATAGAAGTAGCAGACGGTGTAGGACACTCTAAAACTTATGTAAGTAAAATTATTAGTAAACATATAAACATACAACAAAATGATAAGAAAAACACAGGTTGACTCCCTTAAAGAGTTAAAGAAAACTATAGACGGTAAAAGAAAGACTGTCTATAATGTCCTTGTTAAGGGCAAAGCTACAAATAGAATGATAGCTAAAAATTTAGGTTGGGATATAAACAGAGTTACAGGCAGAGTAACTGAGTTAGTTGGTTTAGGTATGGTCATAGCTGATGGCACAAAATATGATAATGATACTAATAGAACAGTAACGTTATGGAAAGCACTGTGACTCAACAAATAAATAAAATACGAGACAAAGAACAAAGAAAGGCCCTTAATGCTTGGGCTGCACAAGGCTTTGTAGGATCTGTTATTGCAGGTACAGGTTTTGGTAAATCTAGAATAGGTGTGTTAGCAGTTAATCATATATTAAAAGGAGTTAAAGAAGGTTCTGCTTTAATACTTGTTCCTACCATACAATTGCAAGATCAGTTTCGTAATGAGTTTATAAAATGGGGCCTAGACAATTGCCTTGACAGCGTTGATATTTTGTGCTATCAATCTGCATATAAATTGCAAGGTCAACACTACGATATAGTAGTATGCGATGAGATACATTTGGGTTTAAGCCATGAATATCGTAAGTTTTTTAAGTATAATATGTATGATAGTCTGTTATGTATGACGGCTACATTACCTGAAGAAGAAGAGTATAAAGAGTTATTAAAGACTATAGCTCCTACAGCTTACAAAATTACACTAGATAAATGTGTACAATTAGGTATAGTTAGTCCTTATACAATAACATGTATACCTGTAACATTAACTGCTGATGAAAAAGCTGCTTATAAAAAAGCTAACAATAGTTTTGTGCAGTGGAAATATATGTTAGGACAGTTTAATGCTTTTGAAAGTGCGCAAATGATTATGCGTAATAAAAATGCTACAGCCGGAGATAAGCAGAAAGCTGTAATGTTTTACAGAGCTATTAGAATGAGGAAACAAATTGTAGACTTTGCAGAAAATAAAATAAATAAGTTTACAGAAATTTATGAAGACAATAAAGATAAGAAAATACTTGTATTTGGAGGCGCTAATGATTTTACAGATAAATTATGTAATTCTATAGCTCCACATGCAATGTCTTATCATTCTAAAAAGACTAAAAAACAAAAAGAGGCAGCTTTAGAATCTTTTAAAGATGGTACAATAAATGTGCTATGTTCTACTAAAGCATTAAATCAAGGCTTTGATGTTCCTGATGCAAATATGGGTATAATATGCGGTATTACTAGCAAATCTTTATCTATGATACAACGTGTAGGTAGATTAATTAGATTCCAAGAAGATAAAATAGGAGAAATTATTATACTGTATGTTGCTGATTCTCAGGAAGAAAAGTGGCTAAAAAATGCTGTTAAAAGCCTTAATAATGTTATTTGGAAATAATATTTAAAAAATTTGTACAATATTTAAAAGATTAGTATATTTGCATTAGTAATATATTTAGTTATAAAAGATTTGTTTATACTCTAACTGCCAGGAATATATACAGTCAAATAATTAAATTTAAAATGATTAAGTTATGAAAATAGATATAGATTTTGAAGTTCTCGAAGAAACACAAATGAGTGCTGATGATTTTTTATATTTATATATTATCTATCGAAAAGGTTTTAATTATCTTACAACACTTAATCTCAAACCAAATTTAGATGAATTGCAAGCTAAAGGCTATGTTAAGCTAGGCGAAACTGCTGATCAACATGTTGTTAGACAAGAGTTTATAGATCTCTTTTCTAGCAACTTTGATCAGATGTTTGCTGAGTTAGTAAATACATATCCTATGAAAGTTAATTCAACTAGAGGAGGTGTCAGAATTCTTCACGCTAAGGATCCAAATGCTAAGGCAAATGAAAAAGCTAAAAACAAATATCGCAAAATAATAGGTACTAAAGCTTATAAACACAGGCATATAATGAGTTGCCTAAATAAGCAATTGCTTATAGATAAGAGTAACCTTGGTTTTTTACAAAACTTAGAGGTTTGGATTAATAACCATACTTGGGAAAAGTATGAAAACTTAGAAGAAAATGACACACGAGAAATTACCACCAGAATTACAAGATCCCTTTAAAGATAAAGGATTTAAAAGTATCAACAAAGCTATTAGTGCATCGTTACATCAAGTAACAGATGGCATGAAAGGTAAAAGACAGGTTTACCCTACTAAATGGAAAAGACTAAATAAAAATTTACTTGGAGGTTTACAGCCAGGTAAAATGTATGTAATAGCAGGTCGTCCAGGTGTAGGTAAATCAGCTTTTAGTAATCAGTTGATATTTGACCTATTAGATAATAATAAATTTAAAAAACTTCTAGTATTATATTGGAGCTTTGAGATGCCAGGCTATCAGCAAATAATGAGAGCAGGCGCAAAAGGAACTAGTAAGCAGGTAAGTGAATTACTATCTGTAGAACAAAAACTAGAACAAGATGCTTACGAAGCATTTAGAAAAGAGGTATTAAAATATGCACATTACCCCATTTACTTTAACAATATTCCTAGAAACATGGAGTTTGTTAAAAATGCTAACATTGATATTACAAACAAAAAACCTGATCATACTATTATTAATGTTTTTGATCATTCACGTCTTATCTTAAGTGATAAAGACAGTGAGCTACAAAAACTTAATGAGGTATCTAAAGGTTGTATGTGGTTACAAGCTAAAATGGGTACTATAAATATTTTATTATCACAATTAAACCGTAACATAGAACAAGAACATCGTGCTAAAGCGCAGTATCAACCATTGCTAACAGATTTATTTGGCGGTGACAGTATTGGTCAAGATGCACATGTTGTTATGATGTTACAGAGGCCCCATGATTTGTATGGTATTACTGATACATATTGTGGAGAAAATCCTCTAAAACTGCTAGCAGTGCATGTAGAAAAGAACCGTGATGGTTTATTAGGCATGATACCGTATGAAGCAGAAATGTCAACATTTACTATTAACGAAAGACAAAACAATGTTTAAAGAAATAATTAAACTATTTAAAAAATTAGATCAAAACGAAAAATTAATTAAAAACATGGAAGCTTATGAGCAAAAGGAACGCAAAAAACAAAGCAAAGCTAGTTCTTCTAAACGAAATAAACGCAATAGACAAGCGGTTAAAAAGATTTAAGAATGATGAAGAAAAAGTTACGCAATTAACGTCTAAAAGAGACGCAATTAGAAGTAAATTAAAAACTAAAAAATGAATTGGAACAGTAAAACACAACAATGGACAGATTTAAAATCTGTAACAGTAATTAAAATGGCTACAATTGCTAGGAGGTTAAAAACTAAACGTATGTCTGTAAAAAATATTGCAGAAGTTCTTGACCGAAGTGAAAGTAGAATTAGAGAATACCTTAAAACTAAATAATATGGAATTACCAAAAACAAAGGTTAAGGCTAGCCGTAAATCGCCTAAAAATATGATAATATATGGGCCGCCTAAGATTGGCAAGACTACTGTATTATCACAGCTTGATGATTGTTTAATTATCGACTTAGAAAATGGTTCTGATATGGTTGATGCTTTAAAAGTTAAAGTAAACAGTCTTGCAGAGCTTGCAAATTTAGGTAGAGAAATAATTAAACAAGGTAAACCTTATAAATACATTGCTATTGACACTATATCTAAATTAGAAGAGTGGTGCGAAGCAGAAGCTAAAAAGATGTATAAATTAACTGCAATGGGTAAAAACTTTGATAAAAATAATGAAGGTTTATCAATATTATCATTGCCAAATGGTGGAGGTTATTTATATTTGCGGCTCGCTTATAAAAAATGGATTGATAGGCTAAATTTATTAGCAGATAGAATTATACTAGTAGGGCATTTAAGAGATAAAATGCTTGAAAAGAAAGGTAAAGAAGTTTCTGTAAAAGATTTAGATTTAACAGGTAAAATTAAACAAATGACCTGTTCTAACACAGACGCTATAGGTTATGTATATAGAGAAGGAGAAGATACTATGATTTCTTTTAACTCTTTAGAAGATATAACCGCAGGTACAAGATGTGAACACTTAAAAGGTAAGGCCATGCCTTTAAAATGGTCAGAAATATATATAGACTAATTAATTAAACGTAAAAAAATGATTGAAATGAAAACACAAGTAACACCAGGAAAAACACCTGAAAAAATTACTGTTTCTATGATCGACCAAGATCTTAAAAATGGTGTAAGTAAGTCAGAAATGGCTATTAAGTATGGTATTAAACCGTGGGAAGTAGATGAAATGTTTAAGCATCCATTTCTTAAAGGTAGAAGACCTAGTAGAAAGAAGGCTTTATCTTTTACTTTTGTAGATGATATAACTGATGAGCAAGTGGAAGCTTATAATGAAAATAATCCACCAGTGGAAGAGATAGATCCTAATCAAATAACTTTACACGATGCTATAGATAATGCTATAGAAACAGTAAAAGAAGCTAGAGAAGAAATACTAGAAACAGAAAAAGCTGTTATAGATATTCTTAGTCCTACACAGTTTGAAACTCCAGAAGAGACTTTATTAAAAGCTGCAGCTAATACAGTAGATGATTTGCATCAAGCAGTAGAAAAATCTGGAGGCGAGATAGTATCTACAGATGACGATGAAGAAGAACTAAAAATGGACGATGACACGTTCGAATTATAATTAATAACCAATAAAATTTTAAAAACATGGCAATACAAAGTAATGCAAGTACACAAGAAGTTGTAGGTGGAATTAAAACCTACTCAGGTCTAACAAATGTAAAAGTTGTAGCAGTAAACCCTACTATGGCTCAATTACATGCACTAGATATAAATGTAAAATCAGAACCAAATTATTCAGTAACTATGGGTGAGCAAGACTACAATAAAATTGTATTTTGGCTAATGAATGAAGATGGTAATTTTAAATTAGAAATACTAATGCAAAATAAAGCTAGAGTATCTCAAACAGGTAAGCACCAATGGATGAATAATATTGGTCAATCTACATGGTCTACAGATGCCCCTACTTATGAGTGGTGGAAGTCTGAAGGTCAAAGAAAAGCTTTTACAGGTGAAGAAACTCTTATTAATTTTGTAAAAGCATGGGCTAACGTAGCTCAAGGCGGTGATGTATATTTTGAAACAATGTCTAATATTGCTTCAGGTGATGTAGCAGAAATTAGATCTCTTGTTACACAATTACAACCTAACCAAGTTAGAGTTCTTATAGGTGTAAAAGATGATAAATATCAGCAAGTATACACTAAATACTTTGGTAGGGTAAAACCACAAAGAGATGATTTCTTTGTTAAAGCATTAAACGATGACTATGGTCAATTTAACGCAGACTTTAACGCAGATCTTAAGTGGGGTATACATAAACCAACTGTAGATTTAGTTACACCAGATACTATTGATGAAGATGAGGATTGGACAATGCCTGATACTCCACAAGGGGGAGAAAAGGCTGTAGAAACTGCTCCTTTCTAAAATGGGAATCAATAGCAGGAGTAGCAATGATTATTTGCATACAGATGTCATACTTGGTAGAATTACTGAGTATGACATTTTTGTATACTATTGTCCAAACTTTAAAAAGTTAGGTAAAAAATTCAATAGTGATTTGCGAGAAGATAATTCACCTACTGTTTCTATTATACCGTACAACGGTAAGCTTTTATATAAAGACTTTGGAAATCCTGATCATGTATTTGACTGTTTTAACTATGTTAGATACAAATATAATTGTTCTTTTATAGGAGCTTTAAAAATTATTGATTGTGATTTTAATCTTAATTTAAGTTCTAAAAAAGAAGAACGACTATTTACTATGGGCATTATGGGGTATAGACAAACTACTCCTAAGCTTGAAAAACCTCCTATTATTATTAGGAAAAAGAAACGACAATGGAATAAACAAGATGCGACTTTTTGGAGCAAATATTTGGTAAATAAAAAAACTTTAACTATGTTTGCTGTTGAACCAATAAGTCATTTTTGGGTTAACAATACAAGATTTACTTGTAAATCAATAAGTTATGCCTTTAAATTTAAAAATCGATATAAAATCTATTCTCCTTACGAAGTGAAAAATAAGTGGTTAAGTAATACCAAAAAGACAGATGTCCAAGGTTACAACCAACTCCCGAACAAAGGTGAGAGACTTTTTATTACTTCTTCTCTAAAAGATGTTATGTGTTTGCACCGTGCTGGCTATAATTCAATTGCCTTACAAAGCGAAATGCAATTGCCTGATGAGAAATTAATAAGTGAGCTAAAATCTAGATTCAACACAATAGAAATTTTATACGATAATGATTTTGAAAAGGTTAACAACCCAGGCCAGACAATGGCTAAAAAGATTTGTGACTTATATGGTTTTAAAAACATCTGTTTACCTAGTAAGTTTGGAGTAAAAGACCCTTCAGACTTAGTTTATAAGGTAGGTGGTTTTAATGAACTTAAAATTATATTAAATGAAACGAGATGAAATTATTGAAAAATTTAGAACACGAAAAGGATTTTTAAAAAAAGGAGCACAATGGTTAGCTGATAAGTGGGATGTAGATATAGCTATTATTAGAGATTGTAAAAAGCTTGTAACTTCTGAAGAGTGGGTACAAGAAAGAATGAACAATGATAATGGCCATGAACTTACCACAAGTCAGGCTTTTCAAAAACATTTACTAGACAATGGATTAACAATGGCAGACGTAAAGTCTGTTAAGTTTTGGCAAAATTTTAATGGAGAACAAAGGTATAGTGTAGTAACACATAACCAATGGCATGAACAGCCACAGGTTAAAGATGAGTTACTTAAATATATAAAAACAAGATCAACTAAAGTACCAAAACTTAAGTATAAAAAACCAAAAGATCCAATCTGTTATGAAATATCTTTACCAGATATACATTATGGTAAAATAACTGACGAAAGTCCAGAAGCATTAGAAAAGCATTATTTACAAGCTATTCAAGATTTACATAGAAAAGCTGATGGTTTAGAAATTGAAAGATTTCTTTTGCCTGTAGGTAATGACGGACTTAATTCAGAAGGTATGAGTAGAGCTACAACTAAAGGTACACCTCAACAAGACAGTATGCGTTGGCGTCAGTCTTTTAGAGGTTATTGGCATTTAGTTACAAAAGCAATTGACTATTTATCACAATTTGCACCTGTAGATGTATTGGTTGTACAAGGTAACCATGACTTTGAGCGCATGTTTTATGTAGGAGAAGTATTAGACGCTTTGTATCATAACAATAAAAATGTAAGTGTAGATAATAGTTTAGAATCACGTAAGTATTATGAATATGGTACTAATATGATTATGTTTACACACGGTGATAAAGAAAAACCTCAAGAGCTTCCATTATTAATTGCTACAGAGCAACCTGACATGTGGAGTAGATGTAAAGTTAGGGAGGTGCATTGTGGACATAAACATAAAGAGATGCTTAATGAATACATGGGTACTAAAGTTAGATTTATTCCTAGTATTTGTGCTAATGATACTTGGCATAAAACACAAGGTTATGTAGGTACTCTTAGATGTGGGCAAGCTTATATATGGAACAAAAATAGAGGATTAGAAGGGTATTTACAAACTAATGTGATGAATTATGGCATGGAAGAGAAGAGCTAAAAAACCAGGTAGAACTAAAGTAAAAAATGCTAAAAAAAGTAGTTATGACGGTAAAAACTTTCAATCAAATTTAGAGTTATATTGTTATAAACAACTAGAAGAAGCTGAAATATTGGTAGAATATGAAGAACATACTTTTACTATATTTCCAGCTACAGTATACCCTCAAGCTTGTTATGAGGGGACTACTAAAAAACTTTACAACAAAGGTAGTAAAATTAGACCTATAACTTATACACCTGATTTTGTAGACCCTAATGGTAAATTTATTATAGAAACAAAAGGATATGCAAATGAATCATTTCCACTAAGATGGAAACTATTCAAAAAACACCTTAAAGATAACGATCATCGTTATGTGCTTTTTATGCCTAGAAATAAAAAGCAAGTAGATGAAGTTATAGAAATTATTAAACAATTATAGGTTAGAAAGGAGGTTGTAATTAATTAATATTAACCGAGCAGTTATACTTTGTAATTATTACGGCTCCTTCTTTCTTTCCTTTTAATCAATTAAACACAAAAATTATGAATTACGATCAATGGAAACTAAGTAACCCTATAGACGATGGATGTGGTTACGACATGATAAGCGATTGCTGTGGGGCAATGGTGCATGATGACACAGATATTTGTTCAAAATGTAAAGAACACTGTGAGCCAATGGAAGACTATGAGTATGAAGCTCGACAAAGAGAAGCATGGGAAGAAATGATGGCAGACGGTAGAAGAGACGAAGGATTATGATAGAAAAGATCACCAGAAAGTCTATGCTTATTAGACCTTCAGGTAGATCTACAGATTTTATTAGTCCAAGTTTTGGTTACGGCTGTTTATATAACTGTTCTTACTGCTACATGAAAAGACATAAAGATAAAGGTCTTACAGTAGCAACTAACACAGGAGATATATTAACAGCTATAAATAACCATGCTTTCTTTACACCTGTAGATAAACCTAATCAGACACACGCAGAGTATACAACATACGACATAAGCTGTAACGAAGACTTTGCTCTGCATGCAAAACACCATCAATGGGAAAAGATATTTGAGTTCTTCAGGGATCATCCCATCGCTATGGGTAGTTTTGCAACAAAATATGTAAATCCTATTCTTACAAAATTTAACCCGCAAGGTAAAATACGTATAAGATTTAGCCTTATGCCACAACATAAATCAGATTTACATGAACCCCACACATCTAAAATTATAGATAGAATTAAAGCTATTAATGCATTTATAGATGCTGGATATGACGTACACGTCAATTACAGTCCTATTATAGTGTATGATGGATGGCTTGAAGATTACTATGATTTATTTACTATGATGAACGACTATGTAGAATACAAAGATCAAGTATTATCAGAATGTATATTTCTTACACATAACTTTAAAAAGCACACTATAAACTTAGAAAGGCATCCTAAAACAGAAGTAGATTTATGGGTCTTAGATAAGCAAGAAGTTAAAAAATCACAGTATGGTGGAGAAAACATAAGATATAAACTTGGAATAAAATCTGAGTATATTAGTCAATTTAAAGAATTACATAACCAAATTATACCTTGGAATACAATTAGGTATATATTTTAAATCAATTAAACATGCGTACAGTACAAGATCAACTCTCTCGAGTATCAAAAACATTGATATTTACAGAGCCTTTCTACGGTATATTTCTTATTGGAATGCAAAAAGAATTCAATAAGAGTATAGCTACCGCAGGTGTAGGAAAACACGGTATAGGAATGCGGCTTGTTGTAAATCCGGATTTCTTTGCAGAGCTTAGTGAGTTACATCAACAAGGCTTGCTAAAACACGAGCTATTACATATAGCTTTCGGTCATCTTATAATGGCAGATAGATACCCTAATAAAAAGCTATTTAACATAGCGGCAGATATAGAAATCAACCAATATATTGATGACAACATGTTGCCAGCTGGCGGACTAACTTTGGATACTTTTAAGAATGAAATAGTACTACCAAAGAAAGCAGGTACAGATAAGTATTATAAACTTTTACAAGAAAAGATGAATGAAGATGGTACTAGTTACTGTGAGTCTTTACAATCTATTTTAGATCAGATG